CCTGAATTGTCTCTTTTTTCCATTTTTATTTATTTATTATTAATCCAAATTCCATCTTTACCACCGTTCTTTTTTATTTCGTCTTTTGCGTAATTAATGCGGTCTAAAGTCATATCTAAGTCATCGGTTATTATCATTCGTGTAAACCCAAACTCATCTCCTATATCCTTTTTAAATAAAGACGCTTCATAATGAAACCACATCGTTTCGTTTAAAGGTGATGCACCAATATAATATACTACTTCTTCTTCGCGTTTATATGCTTCACTTTCTTTTAGCAGCTTATAAATATCGTTTACAAACTTAAAGTAAGCTTCGTTGCCTATAATGCTTATAAATTCTGTTTCTGTAATTGCTTTCTCCATTTTACTTTGTTTTAATATATAATCGTTTAAATCTTTCAACTGAACAGCAGAACTCTGTTATAGGGTTTGCTTCATATTGTCTTATTGTTTCATACCAAAGTTTATCTTTTTTAAAATCTTTGATTTGTACTACTTGGTCTCTGGTTACGTTCTTGTAGTATCCCATTATTTTTAAATCTTCACTCATTTTTTATACTTTTTACGTAAATACTCAAACCATTCTCCTTGTTTTCTTGAATTGACAAATAGCCAACCCCAGTTTAACTCAAACCATTTTACTATTTTTTTCATAATTCATTAATTAAATTGTTATAATATTCACGTGCTAACTCTATTCGTTCTTTAATTTGTTCTATTACGCTTTCGTCTTTTGCTATTTTAAAGACTTTTAAGCGCTTTTCTTTTGGTATGTGGTCAAAGTTATGTTTCTTCTGCACAAAATCTCTTACATCCAAACTTTCATCAATTAAACCTTGTTTCCAATGTTCACGCCTAACCTCATCTTCTACGATTTGAAAAGGTGTATTGACAAGGCAATAACAAAGTAACGCTTCGTCTTTTCCTGTTAACCATAAGTACCCTTGCAACTGAAAAAAATAGTCTTTATTTGGGCATTCAGTCTCGAAAAAAGGAAAAGTAGTTGCATCCCAAGAACACTTTACATCTATTAAAACTTCATTCGTGTTTACGTCAGGTGTACCAGTTAAATAGTCGTTGGTTAAATTCTCATCATTTTTATAGATGAAACCTAAGTCAAGAACCTCGTTAACAAGTTCGATTCCTTCGTCTTCTACTTCGTTACCTTTGTCAGTGTATCTACTCCAAAACTCTTTACGTATTCCGTATTTATGTTCAATTGCAAGTTCTTGAATGTAAGTCTTTGTAGTTTTAGAAAGAACCTCCCCTTTTGTTTTGGAACTTGTCATTAATTTTCCTATTTGTGATGCTCGTATTTTCATATCAGTAATAATGCTTTTTGTTGAACTTCATTTAATTCGAACTTTGCTTGTAGTTCTTCAGCTGTAAATTCACCTGCTCTAATTGCTTCTACTGCTTTTAAGAATCGTTCACCTTGTATTGTAGGTTTTTTATCCGTCTTTACGGGTTTTATTTGTTCTCCTGCTGCATCAACGTCTTTGTCTGTTACAATACCTAAAATCGAAGATAATGCGTAACGTCTTAAATAAGTAATTGCAGAACCTAAAACTTGAAAGTCATTCATTCCTTTAAGCTGTACACCTTGTGGAATATCCGTTTTACTTTCTATGCTTTCACCACTTTCGCAATGGAATAAACAAGTTACTATTGTTTGACCATTAATTAATTGGCTAAAGCCTAATCCGTGTTTTTGTAATAACGGGTTAATTACTTCAAAGATTTTAGGAAGGTCAGCATACGAATATCCGTAGCCTTGTGTTCCTTTGTGAATTACTGGCACTTCTTGTTGAAATGCTGCTAAACTTTTAAATAGGTTTTTCATAATATAAATTTTAATTGTTTGACAAATATAACTATATTTTCTAATATAATACTAAAGAATAAAAAAAATTATAAAAATTTCTTTAATCCTTGCGCACAACGTTCAATGCTATTTGCTCTTTCTTGAAGGCTTTGAATTTGTTCAGCGATAGTTTGTTTACAATCGCTTGTAAAATAGCCGTTAGAAGTGGCGATAAGTGGTATTATGCCATTTGTTCGAATGTAGTTAACTATCTTACGTAAACGCGGACCATTCATTTTAACTTTTGATCCGTTTTTTTGTAGGTATTCGTTCATCCGTTTAACTATTAATTCAGCTTTTATTGGGTTATCCTTTTTATAGAATCGGAAGCTGTGAACTATAACAGGAACTAAGTTTAATTCTTCGTCAGTTAGTTCGTGAGTAATGGTTTCAAAATTTGTTATCATAATTTAAGTTTTAATTGTTAAGTCAAAAGTAATTATATTTTTTAATATAAATCTAATTGTTTAATCTTTTTTTTATAGATGTTAATTATTTCTTTTAGCTCGTCCTTTGTGAACTTCCGTGTTTCCTTGCTTTCAGCTTCCAATATGTTAAATCTTTCAATGCCTATCTTTGAAATAAGTCGAGTTCTATACTCCAAAAGATTGCCAGATAAAAACTGATTACACGTAATGCAAGAACTATGAACGTTATCTTCATTAAATCGAACGTTGTAATGGTTGTTTGCATTCCAAAAATGCGAAGCGTTTACACGTCCTATAATTGGTTTATCGCAGCTTATACAAGGTAACCCCTTATCTCGTAGGTTTATCCACTTGTTAAAGACTTGTTGGGTTAATTTAAGGTAGTCACTTAAAGTCATTAAATCTAACTTCGCTTTTGCTTTCGTCTTTTTCCATTGTTTCGCCTTTTCAGATTCTACCCAAACACGAACGCACTCATCTTTTAAGCAATATTTCATATTGAAGCGTACTGGCTCAAACTTATTTCTACAATGCTTACACCTCATAGTCGAAGATTGATGTTTGGTTTATATTCGTCTTTTTGTAAATGTTTAAAGCTGTTTCAAGTATTGTTTTGCCAACTTCAAAATCTACTAAATTACGAGCCATTTTAGTTCTACTTTGTTCGCCTTTGTATTGTGAAAAATCATATTGATGAAATTCGCAAAGTTTTTTAAACTCGTCATTAACTTGACCACCAATTATTCCTTTTGATTCTTTTCTATCTATTTGACTTGGTAACAAAAAATTAGTCCAATATAAATGCCTACCTCGTTTTTGACCAGGTATCAATGGTTCATAGTATGGAATAACATTTTCAACACAATACTTGCCTTCAAAATGATGTTTAAGAAAAATAATTTCTTGGTATAACATCATATTAGGATATTCCGGGACATAAAAATCTTGGTTCTTTTGAGTAAATCGAACCTTTGAATGCGTAGGACAAGGTGGCGAACTCCAAATAAAATCAAATTCTTTGTAATGGTCTAATAAATATTGGTGTGCGTCTGCAACTATTACTTTGTCATTTGGAAAACGCTCTTGATACAAACGTGCTGCTTCTGGGTCAAGTTCTACGGCTGTTATTTCTAAGTTGTCTGCAACCTCATCCCATTTGTAACGATTGCCACCAAGACAAGCATATAAATTTAATATTCTATATTTCATAATTTTTACTTTTTAATTGTGTTTCTAAGTCTTTATTCTTAAATTTTTCTTCCTGAAGCAATCTTTCAAGTCTAAAGTTTTGTTGTAAAGCTGACCTGTACTCTTTCTCCATTGTTGAATAAACTAAACTAATTTCTTGAAGGTCTGCTAAGGTTCGTTCCATTGAATCTATTATGTCTTTTCGATTAGGGTGGTTCGTCTTTATCTCTTCTAAACTTATTTTAACTTTTAAGAAAGTAGTTTGTATTCCTACTTTGGCACTTATAATATTCAATTCATCCATTTATTCGTGTTTTTGCTTGTTATAATTTACATTCCACAATATCCTGAATCGCATTCATTAAAATCATCGTCAAATAATTCTAATTGCGTTCTATAGCTTTTAATTTTTTCATATGTAATTCCACTTTTAAACGTGCATCCGTTTTTCTTTTCCATTTCAATAAACCAATTAAACTGCTTTTCGGCTTTGTTACTCATATGTTTAAGCATTAATTCGCTTCGGTGAAAACAACCTACG